AATCGTACTTCTTTGCGCAAAATAATTAAAATCTTGAAGTTCTGCGTATGGATTATTTTTATTTGTATAAGTAGAATAATTGTTTATTTGCGAATTATTTATGGATTGCGTAATTATTCCAAAATTCACTGGGATATTTGCATTGAATCCGTAGTCTAAATCCAAGTATTTTTGAGATCTAACAGCAGCGGTTATATTTTGATATAAGGCTCCAAAATTTACGCTACTTGCAGTAACAGAATTGTTAGATATTTCTGTCTGATCTCCTACGCTAGTCAAGCTAGTCGCAACTAAATTGGTTCCTTGATATTCTCCTGTGAACTTCTCAAATCCAAAAGATTTTGTAACAGGAATATAACCTATAGATGCAGTTGCGACGCCATAAGAAGTTGTATCTCCATAGTAACTGGTTGCTGCCGATGCAGTTATAAACGCAGTATCTATAGATTGAGAGTAATCTTGAAACGATATCGATGGCTCATGCCTAGCGTATTTACTTCTCTCTAATACGTGAGGCTTTATAATAATTGCTGTAGAGACATTAGATCTCGCTGGTACGAAATCTTTTATCATTTTAAATAATGAATTATTATAAAACTTGATAAGTCTTATGTATTCCCAAACTGAATGGGGTTTATTATACGAAGAAAAATAATTGTCTTTATATAAATCAAGAGGAACGTACGAACTAGAATATTGTAAAGCAGGACTGCCTATCAAAGCATCTATATCAAAATATCCTATTGAGGAACTTATATTATTATTTATTGTATCAGAAGGAGAAAATCCAATTTCTAAATCTGTACTATTTTTTCTATTATCATTATCAAATAGTTGCAGTGTAGAATATGGAGATAATAAAGATTCAGAAAGTTCGTTACTTCCAGTAGGAATTATCGTAACTTTATTATTATTTTCTTCTATCAATCCAATATTAGTAAGTCTGTCAAAACCTCCGAACTCCATTGGCGACAAGATAGATTCTGGTATACCATAACATGATATGAGAGCTTTAACACCTCTTGACGTTCCTTTGGTCTTTAATAAGTATGGTAAGTTATGATATATTCTTTTGTATACCTCGTTAGTGATCTGATCGTATGGTAAAGTGTGTAAACTAGAGGTTACATATGTTATATTTTTTTCTGATCCTGTTGGAGGTAATAGAGATCCGTCTTGATTATATCCGAATAAGCTATAGAAAATATTGTCTGATAAATTAGTATTAGTATATAATTCTATTCCTAACCCTCTTAACGCATCAGCAACTAGATCCATAGATATACCTGTATTTGGATTATTAGTAGCATTATATCTATTGCTAACATCTTTATAATACACCCATATATTATCGAAGTGTTGACCAATCATATCTAAAAAAGTGATATACGGTTGATTACTTGGATCGTCTACTATATATTGTGGTACAGCCGTTGCACTTAAAATATCTTTATTTGTCGAATCGTAATACGACGCAGAATAAAGTATAGATATGTTGTTACCAACAGGAAGTGTATTTGCAGATCCTAACCAATTCAATGCAATTGAAGAAGTCACAGAATACAAAGAATATGGTTTCGTATTGGTTCTTTTTGGCCAAGCAAAAGATTCTGATGCATAATATAGATAATATTCGTAAATATCGAATTTACTTATTATATTATCAATATTGCTTTTTATAGTCTGTATAGAACTTGATACTACTGATGTATTTCCAATTATTGCAGATTGAGAATATATTTGTTTATTGTAATTCTCTATTAAACCTAGTTTGTAAACAAAATTGTTTACTCTTTCTGTAGCGCTAGAAAAGTGAATGAAGTTGCTAAAATCCGTGTAGTCTATATTTATTTGTATTGCTTTGTCTTCATAATATGACATAAGCTGTTGAATAGACGAAGATACGGGTGAAGAAAATAAACTATTGTATGAATAATATGAAGTTGTTTGCCCTACTTTTTCTGTGGTTTTTATTTTAAAATTAGGTCCTCTTAATCTATTCTCTTCTAACTGTTGCTCTGCTTCAACTTGTATATCAACTTCGTAAGCTACAGAATCACTCAATTTATCTACTATCCATAGTGTCGATTTTATATCAAAATCTATAGGAAGCTGTTCGTATAATTTTATAAGTAGATAACTATTACCATTTTCAATTACATAAGCTGCATTTACAGCTATAACTAAATTATTGTCTCCAAAGTTTAAATAAAAATCGCTGTAATAGTTTTTTTGAGACGAGTATACTTGATAAGACTGAACTCCTATCGACATATCATCGCCTGATATGTTTTGAGAAGACAACTTTAATTCTAATCTAGAATTAGATATTTCTTTTATCCAGTATTTATTTACGAAACTGGAATTGAATAGATTCTTAAAAAAATTATATTGTATAATAGTTTTGCCTCTAGCAAAACCATTCGATCTAACATCTTTTTCAGGATCTAAAAGTATTTGAGTGAACTTATTAGTTCCGGAATTTACTTCTCCTTCTGTGTAATAGTCTTTTGAATTATAATTGTATTGTAATTGTATACCATTTTCATCGATTATAAAATACTCAATAACGTCATTAGGATCACCAAAAGAAGTGTTAATAAAATTGTTAGTTATAAGTACATCATCTTTTAGAGCATAATTTTGAGATACTTCACCGTTTCCATTATATAATACTTTAACTATTTCCATCAATTTTTATTTATTTTGTTATTTCGCTAACGCTTATATATGTTTGAGATAAATCTATAATTTGTTGTCTTAAACTATTAATTTCTTCAACTAAAGCTTGTTTTTCTGGATCATTTATTCCTCCACCGATGTACTGTTGACTTCTTTCTACCAAGGTCGAGTGAGAATTTTCTCCTGAAATAGGTATATCATAGAACAATAAATCATAGTAATTAAAAAAATCAGATACTGTAATAGTATTATCGGGTTGAGGAATTGCTGGTACAAGTAATTCACGAAATTGAGTATCAATTACATTCTTGTATGTGTTTATCCCTCTAACTTTTTTTATTAGATTAGTTTTTTCCATTATCTAACAATTTTAAAAATAGAATTATTATCGACAACAACAGATTCTCCAGAATTTAAAACATATTTTACCAATATTTTATAATATCTTTCAGGTTCAAGACCACTCATGTATACGTTGAAAAAACTACCAATTGAATCGCAACTTATTTTTGTATAACTAGTATCGAAATCGATAATCATGTCTTCTGTTTTTACGTCTTGAATAGCCCAATAAGAGGTTTGAGGTAGTGCTTTATTCACTAGATAAATAGAAGACGTAGAAAATGTTCTTGCTGGATACTTATCTCTTGCTGCAACTCTAAATATATATTTGTCAGTCTTTGATTTTATAGTATATGGATTGTTAACTAATGAAAGTTCTGTATTGGTGTTATTCATAACAGATAAACTTCCAGTAGAATAGCTACTATCGTCCCATCTCATTTCCAAACACGGAGGGTATATAGTATGAGTATCTAGGCTAAAAAAGTTTAATACTTTAAAACTATTTGAATTACTCTCAATACTAGCAGAATGTTTTATTATTATACCAGCATTAGTCGCATTAGAAATCCAATTTGAGAAAAATGGAGTTACTTTTACATTAATATCTTTATTGTCTTTATACGAAAAACTTTGAGATATAGTTGATCCTATCCATGAACCTCCTCCAGGAACGTTATAATAAGTCGGATTAGGCCAATTATTTGACGCTGATATGTAAGATCCCGTGCTATACCAACTCGCACCATTCGTAGTAATTGGACTATCTGAGAATTTTCCTGTGCCCATAGACCAATTTGCATCTACTTGATTGAAATTTAAAGTGTATACAGAATCTAAATTTTCAGCGTTAGCAAGATATAATTTAAAATACACATCATAGCTACTAGTACTTTTCAAGGTTTGCAAAGTCTGTAAATCCACGCTATTGAATTGCACTATGGATCTTCTAATATCTTGTCCTGCAATTGAATTCAAGTTTTTAACTGATACTTCTAATATCTCATCTAATCCTGTATTTTGTGAAGGATACGCAGAGTATAAAGTTGTATCTGCTTCAGGAAATATTTTATATACTGACATTTATAATTAATTTTAAAAAGTTACAACGCGACCTTGAATATCTACATCTGTATTTTTTACTTCAAATATAGATGGATCTAGTGATGGATATATTGTTCCATTAATAGTTGCGCCTGGAATATCGTATGAATATTTAGAATATCCCAAATTTACGCCTGTCTTATTTACTATTTCGACTTTTTTTACTGTTTGTACTCCTGCAATTTGATCTAACATAGAATAGATATTAGATAATATTATCGGCTCGTTTATTTGCCAATTGTTTATATTAAAATAGTCAGTCATAGTGGTTAAGCATCTTGCTAATACGTCTTGACTAGAATAATTTGAGTTTATAACTATATCAAAATTACAACCAATGTTTATAATATATGCTGATTTTATATTTATAGCGTCTGTGAGCATTCTATATTCAGATATATAAGATTGTAAATTCTTCATAAGAGCTTCAGATGGAGGAGTTAAGTTTCCATTCGTATCTAAACCTAGCACATATAAACTTACAAGAATTTGATCTTTTTGAGTCATATCGTTTCCTATATATGTGCTAAATATAGCATCATCTTTTGTTATATAGGCTTTGGATATTTTACCATATTGTGCTGGCATACTTAACGATCTGGCTAAATAGTCTTGTTGAGTTACTGCTCTTAATTGAGTCGGAAATTCAGCAGCCGCATTAAGTCTTATCTCTTCTGTTGTGTCTCCATCTCCTCCACCCAATGCTGGATTTGGATTATTTGTAGCTATTGTATTTTGATACGTAGTGTTTCCTGTCGC